ATTATCATAAACTGTGGATCAACTCTGTAGCCTGTACCAAGAAGGAAGTTGTACAAGCACTGATCGAATTGGATGCTTTCCCCTTGCTGATGCCATGTCACAGCGACGTGCATGAGGAACAAGAGATAAGGGAATTCTGGGACTGGTTGAAGATTTTCGAATCACACGGCATAGACATGATGAAACAGTGTGCTTGGGGGTTCGATCTCAAGGAACCCGTCTACAGGAAAGAGGACAGGGGTTACAGTGCAAGGACAACCGTGATAGACGACAAGAAGCCAAGAGAGTTCTTTGAGAATCTCTACGAACTGCACCAGATGAGCAAACAGTTCAAGTTCATAGACGACACCACGAAGATCATCTTCGTCAGGAACAGGATACCACGTGCTTTGATCAAGAGCAAGGTAAAACCACGGGCTTCATTGATAGCACTGGGTGGCGGATACTACGCTACTGGCACGGACAATCTAAAAAGACTGCTTGAAAATCTTCCAAAAAAGTTGTATTATAGTGATCACCAACCCAGCAGTTGGGATTGGCACGATCATGTGATAGAACAGGTATAGAATGAGCAGTTGCAAACTAGTAATCAAAGACGAAGTTAATGTGAAGTTCGAGAACCTTAGCCTCGAGTGGAGGAAGAGATTGTCCAACAAATTCAAATACGAGATACCATACGCTAGACACTTGCCTGCTGTGAAACTGGGCAGGTGGGATGGCAAGGTCAGCTTCTTTGGATTGGGAGGTACGACGTACCTAAACCTCGTGGACCAAATACTGCCCATACTGGAGGATGGTGGAGTGTATGTGGACTTCGAGGATCACAGGGAACAACACAACTATGAATTCAAGGCCGTGGACAAGGACTACCTGGCACACATCACATGGCCAGACAACCATCCATGTGCTGGACAACCAATACAACTCAGAGACTATCAAGTGGAGACCATAAACAAATTCGTCGAGAACCCGCAGTGCATACAGGAGATTGCCACCGGGGCAGGTAAGACCATAATAACCGCGGCGTTGTGTCAATTAGTGGAACCTTATGGCAGGACACTGACCATCGTGCCGAACAAGAGTCTGGTCACACAGACCGAAGAAGACTTCTTGGCGTGTAATCTCGATGTTGGTGTGTACTACGGAGACAGAAAAGAACTGGGCAGGTTCAACACCATAGCCACGTGGCAATCATTGAATGTGTTGGAGAAGAAAAGCAAAGACGAACACACGACAGAATTCCTCGAGGCCATACAGGGTATCAACACCATAATCATAGACGAGGTACACATGGCCAAGGCAGACGTATTGAAGAGATTACTCACAGGACCATTCGCACACTGTGGCATACGCTGGGGACTAACAGGTACCGTACCAAAGGCGGACTACGAATTCATGGGATTGAAATGTAGCATAGGCGAAGTGGCCAACAGGATACAGGCCAGTGAACTACAGGACAAGGGAGTTTTGGCCAACTGCCACGTCAACGTGTTACAGACACAAGATCATCCGCAGTTCAAGACCTATGGAGAGGAACTTAAATGGCTCACAACAGATCAAACACGGATGACATGGGTGGCACAGACCATTGAAAGCATAGCCACATCAGGGAACACACTGATACTGGTGGACAGGATATCCGCAGGAGAAATATTAGAGAAGAAAATCAAGGATGCGGTGTTCGTGTCTGGAGCAACCAAAAACACAGATAGAAAGGAACAATACGATGAAATATCTACTGCAACAAATAAAGTTATTATTGCCACATATGGAGTTGCCGCTGTTGGCATTAATATTCCTAGGATTTTTAATCTTGTTCTCATAGAGCCGGGCAAGTCGTTCGTGAGGGTGATACAATCAATAGGACGTGGCATAAGGAAGGCGGAGGACAAGGACAGTGTGCAGATCTGGGACATTACCAGCAGTTGCAAGTTCGCAAAAAGACACCTGGGGGCAAGGAAAAAGTTTTACAAAGAGGCCAATTATCCGTATAATATAGAAAAGATAGATTATGAAAATCCTTACACTTGATGACAGGACCTACAAACTGGAGAAGATCCCAGAATGGGTAGATGAGAAATTGAGATTCGCCGTGTTGGACAATTCAGATCCCAACAATCCAGACTTCTTCTACATACCTTTGATATTCCTGGAAAGTTTCAATGCACCCGCGGCGGTGTTGGAGATCGGTGATCACAAGATAAAAATGCCACTGGACTGGAAGATGTTGATAGGCGAGGCCGGACAATCAGAAATGCATGTGCTACCAATCACTAGCCTCAACGACAGGGGATTTGACGCGTTCACATTCAATCCACTGTCTAGCACCAAACCAGAATTCATGCCCATAGACGTGGTGGACATCTACACTGAAGTTAAGTGGTACTTCCCCAAGATCAAGTCGGGACAGATGTTGGCAGTGCCGCTGACCAACGGACGTAGACCCATGTGTGCCTATTTCGTAAAGGACATATCAAGGCAGTGCGAGCAGGTGGACTATGGCTCAGTCTGGTAGACGAACTATAACCATAGACGCACCTGTTTTAATAACCAGCAACAAGATAGCGGTGTGGATGGATGAGAATTGGATGAAAGATTTCTTCGATTGGTTAAGGAAAAATAAATTCAAGATTTCGGCTATGAATCACCAGCAAAAGAAAATAAAATTAACTTTCGTAGATGCCAAAGAATGCACTATGTTTGGATTGAAATATGCCAGCAAAAAAAAGTAACACGAAAAAATTCTTTGATCTCAGGAACGGACTCAAGGCTGTGGACTTCAGGAACAAAGATTACTATGACAGGATAGACGACAAAGAGAAATCACTTTACAGTCCTTACATGCTGATGAGATATGTGTCGAGCTGTTCATCAAAGGATCAATTCTACGTGGAACACTACGTGGAAATGGTGAACGAATGCGTGAACAAACACTGTTTTACATTAGGCAAACACAAGAAACTGTTGTGGATACTGACTGCCATGTGTGGCGCATTACAACAACAGTTCCATCCGTGGATCAAACCCATGAAGCGTGTGCCAAACAAGTCATTGAAAAAATTACAAGAGATCTATCCTACTTGGAAAGACACCGATCTCGAGACACTGGACAAAGTGATAACCGACAGAGAACTAGAGGAACTGATAGAGGCACATGGCATCGACAAATAAATGCACCTACTGTGACAAAGAATTTGCCAAGGAGAGGACCTTACAGGTGCACCTTTGTGAACCAAAACGTAGATACCTTCAAAGAGACGAGAAGTGGGTGGTCAACGCGTTCATGGTATTCCAAAGGTTCTACAAGATACATCAACATAACGCCAAGGACAAGACCTATGATGATTTCGTCAAGAGTCCTTACTACAACGCGTTCGTTAAGTTTGGCAGATACATCATGCATATAAATCCATTGTATCCAGACAAATACATAGACTTCGTTTTAAAATCTAAGATCAAACTGGACCACTGGGCCAGAGATGACCTGTATGAAGAATATCTGATAGAGACCTTGAAGACCGAGCCAGTAGAGGCCGCGCTACAAAGAAGTATCGCCACCATGATGGACTGGGCAACAGAACAACACGCACAGTGGTCGGACTACTTCAGATTGGTCAACACCAACAGAGCAGTTCAACATATTCAGCAGGGTGCCATCAGTCCATGGCTGTTGCTAGGTTGCGAAGCAGGCAAGAAAATGTTAAAATCATTCAACGACGAACAACTACAGATGATAGAGAGATTTATGAACCCAAGTTTCTGGCCCAGCAAGTTGAAGAACTATCCGGCAGACCTCATGCTGGTTAAAGAAACAGCCAAGGAGGCCAAGATTGTCTAAGATAGATCTAGAGATTACTGATAACTTGGATTTCGAAGACGGGGACTGTGCCGTGGTAATAAAAGAGGATGGATCAATAGGAAGGGTGATTATGCCAGACATTAATAGAAATGTTCTTGATTCCGAAGGATACAGAAAACTGCTGGATGTGTTGGAAGTACTACAGCCAGGATCACGCGACAAGATGATACAACACGCCGAAAAAGGCAAAGGGAGTATGCACTAATGCCTGATGTAGACATAGATTTCTTCGACAGGGACGGAGTTCTCAAACTGTTCAAGCACACACCAGCATCTATAATCAAAGACGGCAAGACCGAGAAACACAAGACCGGGGTGTACTTCCATGTGGTGCCCGAACATCCTGTGACAGGAAATTCATCGCTGGACTACAAGAAAGCCGAAGACAGGGGATATTTTAAGATAGACATGTTGAATGTGAACATATACAAGGAAGTGAAGTCAGAACAGGAACTGGTCGAACTGATGATCCAGGAACCGGATTGGGACATGTTGAAAGATCCAAAGACTGTGGAGAACCTGTTCCACCTAAATGGACACTTCAATATAGTGTCTAAACTGGAACCAAGGAACATAGAACAACTGGCCGCTGTGTTGGCCATAATACGTCCCGCTAAAAGACAGTTGATGTACAAGGATTGGCAAGACATCATGCGGGAAGTGTGGACAAAGCCCACAGACGGCTCATACTTCTTCAAGAAGTCACATGCGATAGCCTACGCACAGGCCATAGTGGTACAGATGAATTTGATCACGAGAGCTAAATATAGTTTTGATGCTACATCAAAAACCTAAACGAAAACTCCCAAAGAAAAAGAAAAAATTTATTGATAACGATCGTGTCGAGTATCACTCGTATCAGCCTAATAGTCCTTTGACATTGTACTTCAAAAAGTTGATAGAAAAAGATAAAATTTAGACTGGTTTTCTTACTAATTGGATTGTCCTACGCTTGACGCGTTTCTTTGAGATCTCAAAAAGTCTCACCGTTGGTCCATGAACTATCTCAACATCTTTAGAATTTAAAGTGACCAGTGTAGTCCTGAAATACCTGAACTCGCCTTTGAGAAATATGTTGATGGGCAGTTTGCGATTTGACTCGTGCCACCAGGTCTCACCACATTTAAGGAATCTCATCTTGTCTTGCGGTAACATCAATCTGCCATAATCATAGAAACTGATAACGTTGATGTCTTCGTTCTGTACTATGCCCACGTACTCAAGATCGCCCTTCCGGATCAGGCTTAGGAAGGGGAATTTGTCCCTCAGAGTGTTAAAAATTTCGTTCATTCTATATCTATAAATACTGTTAAATATGTACTATGCAAACAGTCTCAAGGTATTTACTAGATCAATTGGTAATAGCCTACATAAATGGTTATCACGGGAGGA